TGATAAACCATTAACAACATATCCTGAATTTCTAGAAGCATGTAAAAAATATGATATCATACAATTTATTGATAAAGAATATGAACATCCTATTGATTGCCTACCAGATAATATTAAATATATTTGTTTAACACGTACACAATTTAATTTACCATTAAATAATTTACCTAGTGGACTAATTGGTATTTCTCTACCAGATGTTTATAATTGTCCTTTACATAACTTACCTCATGGTATTAAATATATTCATGTGGATAATTTAATTGTAAACAATCAAAATTTACCATCAACAATTGAACTTATTTCTACAGGCAATGGTCGTTTTGATAAAGAAGGTAAAAGTATTAACATTTATGAAAAATATGAAAAAACGAACTCTTTTGTAGATGATTATATATGGTTTTGGTTATATGTGTAATGATGTATTCTCAATTAAACAATAATACAAATTAAAATTTTGGATGTGAAAATAAAAATAAAAATAAAAATCTAAAAACCATTATTTTTTTATTTATATTCAAACCAAAACCATTACTTCTAGGAAATAGGGGCACCAACGTGTGCGACATTAGCACCTTCTAGAGAACCCATGGGATATCCACTACCAGCTAATCCTAGAGTGCTAGGATTCATATAATCATTACGGCTAGTTGCTCCGCTTTGGCTGAATTGGCCTACCCAGCTACCTGGTTGTTCTGGATAGTTATTAGGGCCTAGAGAATATTGTGACATTATCCAATCAGAAGCACCACCACGTTGTTGGGGTAATGCGCGATTATTGCGATTGGAATTACGCTTAGTGTTGCGCTTTGACTTACGGCTACGAGAATTATTATTACGAAAACGAGAATTACGAGAGCGACGGCTAGCTTTCTTGTTGTTCTTGCTATTCTTTTTGCTAGTACGACGAGTTCGGCGACGACGAGCACCACCTGTAGTCTCATAGAGATTTAGGGAATTCATATCACCCTTAGGGCTCCATGCTGGGTCAAATGGCTCAGTCTTGGGTTTCTGGCTAAGCTGTTCCATTACTAAGTCAGATGCAAGAGAACCACCTGCCTGACCTCCACACTTGGGTTCAAGCACCGAAAGGGAAGGGTCATACCAACTATCACGGATACGGTCTGGGCCAGCATAATCATTCATAACTGGAGGATTCATAGTACAATCTGACATTACAATGCTAGAAGCAGGAGAACCACCTTTCTGATGCGTTGTTGAAGGCATTGCTCCAGGCATAGTTGTAGTTGTTTTCATAGTGGAAACAAAACCACCCCGCTGGCCACGAGATTTGCTCTTACGCATACACGGCATTCTAGAATAATTTATTTATAATTCAAGTATCTTATATAAAAGCAACATATTATTTTATTTAGAATCCAGAATTTATAATCTAAACACCCTTAGAATAAAATTGAATTTAAAAAGTATATAAAAAAACATCATTTTATTCTAGATACATCGAAGTAATTCATCCACCTAGAAATGAATTTTTGTCCTGATTGTGAATCATATTTAATCCTGAGGATTGTACCTAATGACAATCCAAATAAGATTCTAAATTTGGAATGTAATAATTGTGGATATAAGAAAAATATTGATATTAGCAAGGAACCGGAGTATAAGTGTGTTTATCATTATGATTATAATATTAAGAAAATCAGCATAGACCAGAAAAATATACAATATCTAGATAAAGACCCTACACTACCCCATGTAAATAATATTCCTTGTCCTAATCCTCAATGTATTACCAATAAGCAGGTGTCTGGAGAAGCTGAAGTTCTAACTGATATATCCACTAAAACTCCAAATGATGTATTATATATAAGGATAGATGAAAGTACACTAACTTATCTATATCAATGTTGCAAGTGCAAACATACTTGGACTAATAAGTGAAAATATATTCACATTATGTTAACTTGACTAATCATTTTTTTTGGTTTTCTTTACATATTTACAAAGTAATCTATTTTTTGTTATTTTATAACTATTTTATAGTAAGCAAGAACACATCTACAACTGCATCCGAAAAATGAATAATAAATCTAGCGCCATTTCTATTTCCAATAATATATCTAACAGTGCAGACAAATCATTAATCGTGATGCGTACAAGCAATTATCTAGATAATTTGAAAATACAAATTAAAAATAAGCTCAGTAGCAATCTGAAAACTTATCTAATGGTTGCAATTCCAATTCTAATCATAATAATTTATATTGGTTTCAAATATAATTTCAATGCTCGTAATGTATCTTCAATTGCTGCAATGTCTTACCCTACACAAATTGCTCCTACAAACTTGCAAAATTGTTCTAGTATAGATATTTCTATGCAATATAAGTTATGTGATTATTACATTTCATCCAGTTATATGACACCTTGCATTGGTAATCAGCATTATGATTATGTTAGCGTGGATATGATAACCCAAGTCCTTCAATCAGGTGCGCGATATATTCAAATTCCTATATGTGAATCTGATGTTGGACCAAATGCTATACCAGTAGTAGGAACCGCACAATACGGTCAACGCGTAGTAACCAGTCTTAATACATTGGATGTACAGCAGGTTTTCAATGTTATACACTCTAATGCTTTTCTTATTAATAATGCAAAAATCAATTATCCCATCATTATTCATCTAATCCTTAATACTAGTAATCCATACACTCTCTCGGTCCTAGCAGATTACATCCGGCTCACATTATCAGATAAGCTATGTAATGTTTCCAATTATACCACATATCCAATTGCACTAGAAAAGCTTTGCAATCTTCTAGGGCAAATCATATTAATTGCAACTCCTGAATATGTTAGTACCAAGCTAGAACCATATATAGTGCCATTCTCAAGTCTATATGAATCCTATTATTATGGTGAACTAGCTGCGCAAACTCTACCAACTAATAGTGCATATACTAATTCATACAATAATCGCCTTTCAACAAAGCAACAAACACGTAGCAATACTTTATTCAAGGCCAAATATCCATCACTTGATTATGTAATAAATAATTCTAGTAGCATTGGTGCCACCATTCTAAAAGATAAGGACATACTTAATAATCTAACTAATTTTAACAAGGTGGGTATTACACTAGTAAAACCTCAAAATACGGCAGATGTAGTCTCTACCAATTATGATCCTACCGAAGCGGTATATAATGGGTGCCAGTTAATAAGTATGAATTTCCAAATAAATGATGATAATATGAAGAATTATATTAAAATTTTTCAATCTAGCAGTTTTGTTCTTAAACCTGCTAGTATGAGATTCTCGGAAGCGGAAGAACCCATACCCGACCTATTGCAGGTCTACAAAGCAATTTCCCCTACTGATTCTCGGGTAGTTAATAAATTATACTATGAATATAATAATCTTCTCATCGCGCTAGAATCATATTCTACACCAGGAGCATATCTCACCCAAATAGAAGGTAATTTGCGATTTAACCCAGGCACCGTGATTACCCGAGATAAGTTTGATAATAAGACATACAAAATTGGAATTAACCAATGCTTTCTTATTACCAAGAGCACGGTTAGTATGGGTACCGTAGATATACCTATGTTTCTTACCAGTCCGACATATAATAATTACTTGATAACCCAAACAGGAAATAGTTTCGATCTAGAAGAACAAAAAAATGCAAAAGCCGATTTATATCAACAGTCATATGTATTTGAATCCTCATCAATACATGATGCAGACGACCAAGAACTCTACCTAATGCGTACTATTACTCTTCAAAATCCTGTTTATCTAGCTAATCAGAATCGTCTTCCAACAACTTATGCATATAATCCCGCCATAGAAGCACAAAATAATATGTCATTTATTATTCACACCATTCCATTCAATATCCAAATGAAATTACTAACATTATATGATGGTATTATGAAGTCTATGGTGGGTGGAATAGTAGGTGTGCTAGAGAATAACACGACTGATGGAACTGGATATATTCTAGAAGCGGCATTTACACCAGTTCAAAGTGGAGGTGCCAATTTTAACTTCATGAAAGACCAATTCTTCATGCGTAATGCTAGTGCAGGAAGCTATCTGGTTTATGATTCCAATACCGGATTCATTTATGACAAATCTGGAAAACCTGGAACCAAAGGCATATTTAACATTAAATCAAGCAATGGATTCTTTACATTAGTAAATTCTGCTAGTCAGGAGCTCATTCTTTATCAGAATAATCTATTGAAATTTGTTGAGCCAAAAGCAGTTGCTAGTAATGAGAATTTATTTAAAATTGCAGTTAGTTATTTGATAACACCGTAGTGATTTTACTTGCGCATTTTCCGTATTCCTAGAATACTAATCATATCTTGCAATACATTCGCTATCTTAATTATTAGATTCCAGGATTCCAATGGATAATTTGGCACTACCTTACCATCCACACAATTATTAGCATTTTGTTTCAATGTCTTGAAATAAGATAGTAATAATAAGATGAATATAATCAAGCTGGCAATGGACATAACATAGGTGAAATTTACAATATCACTAGCAGTTTTTACCATCCACATACCTATCAAAAATACTACAATCCAAACAACTAGCGCCCATGTAAGGTAAGTATCCCAATCAAATGTTATTAGAGCATCGCCATAATAATATCCTACTAATCCAGTTGCCATCACTATACCAACAGTAATTAGACCTGCTATTCCTACTACACCACTAATCCGGCCAAAATAAATGCTTGGTATTAAGATGAGGGTAATTAGCATGACTAAAAGCAACCAAACTGCATTACTTGCAATTATATTTTGTGGTGGTATATGAACGATAGCATAGGATAATGCAAATATCAATATTAGCATAACTAGGAATGATAAAAACGGGCTAGATGCACTATAGAAGAAGAAATCTAATAGTTTATTGAAAACGCCATACTTATCATTTAGTAAAATTAACATGAAAATAAGGATAATTGCCAGGATGATATATAAATAAGTGTTAAGGATATAATGGTCGCAAGTTAGTTCGCCATTCTTAAATGCATAATGACCGATTGCAATGCAAATCAGAACTATTATTACAAGACTGCAGAATATCTTTAAAAGGGTATGGTTATCTGGTATAATATCTTTACCTGGACGGGTAGCCAATGCTTTCAATATTTTCATATCTTTTGCCTCTGATGCTGCCATCTTTCTAGATTATGCTAGATTTATTTTTTCTTATTTCTTATTTTATTCTTATATATTTATTCAACCACTAGATTGCAGGATAAGTATTCATAACTAGCTAAAAATTATCATCTTATAATAGATATATTAGATAAAACAGAAACATTCTAGAATGTCATCTAACAATAAACCTCTTTCTACTACTAATAATACAGCCAATAAGGCACCAAATATATCTATTTCTGCTCCAAGCTTAAATAATACTAAAAAACAAAGTGCTAATAGGAATAATACCAATCAACCAGCAAATACTAAACCATCCACAAATCTCAAGAATAATACTAATACAAACACTAGTGGAATACAAACCGCTAAAGAAGAAGCAACCGGATTATATGAAGTTGCAGCTGATAATTATATTATCCTCCTAGCAGTAGTAAGTGCAATTGTCATCATCATTATTATATACTTTTTTTCACAAACATTCCGTGTAGGTCGAGCTATTAGCCATATGGAAACTTATCAAGCCTTTCAGAAATTATCATCAATGGATTATGATACCTATGGTTCTACTCGTCTAGGTGATTATCATGTTGCTAGTGCTTATAATGCCTCACACGTGGGATATCAAATGTACGATTATACTAGTGAACAGATTGTTCTTGCTGCACTCCAAGGTGGTGCCCGATATCTAGAATTCAATGTATTCAATAGTGAATATGGCACCACTGCATACCCAGTGGCTAGTATGGGTTATAAACAAGGCGAATGGAAAATGATGATTAATGATACACCAATGGAAGCCATTTTCGAAACAATAGCCAATAATGCCTTTAAAGTTTATGATGGCGCAGAAGGATGTTATAACCCAGATGATGCGGTGTTCATAGGACTTAATCTCAATACCAACAGCAATATAAGCTGCCTCAATCTCCTAGCTTTCCTCATAACCAAGTATTTCGGTGACCGGCTACTCCCTAATGCATATTCATTCCAATCTAGCGATGCCGTTGCCGATTTGACCCTAGCCCAAGTAATGGGGAAAGTCGTTATATTCTCTAGTGATGGTTTCCAAGGTAGTGGAATGGAAGAGGTCGTCAATTACTCCTGGGATAATACTGATTCTAATCCAAACCACGCAATGCGGCGGTATCTTTATTCCGACCTAACTAAAACTGGTTTCAACAAACAAGAATTAATCGATTTCAATCGTACCGGTCTCAGTATAATCGTTCCTCATCAAGAGGGGGATTTCTGGAATACAAACTACAATCCTGTAGTGGCTAAAGAACTAGGTTGCCAATTCATTGCAATGGAATTTCAATATGTAGACGTCAATATGGATTATTATATTACTCTCTTTCAATCGCGGAGTATGGTTATGAAAGATGATGATTTACTAGCAGGTCATACTAATATTACACAGCCGATGACTACAACAGCTCAGCTCGCAACTAGTGCCACCACTACAAATCCAGCTACCACTATCCCTTAAACGACTATAGGTGTTTTAACACCTATGGAGTTAGGGATGCAATACAGCCCGAAAACGCAGTTTTTGGGCGCTATCCGCATAACCAAGACCTAAGGATTTTTTAAATC